CCAGGTGGAGAAGGTGAAACTTCGACAAATCGGCTCAAGGCTGTCAACCCCAAAAACCCGCTTCGGCGGGTTTTTGCGTTTCTCAGCTCCTGCGACACGGCCCGGATTCAATTTGCTGAGGGGTCAATAAAAAATAGGGCTAAAAGATTTGGCCCGCGCGCGCGCGTAGTTTTGCCCCGTCAACCCAACAATTGATCGGGCGAGAGCATGGCAAAGAAAGCAGAAGCAGAATCGGAAATCACAAAGAAAGTGATACCGGAAAAGATCGCGGAGGCGTTCGGGGTCGATCCTGCTGAGGTCGTATCCATCAACGATGCCGGTACGGTGGCGGTGGTCATTACCCAGACGGATGCCTTTAAGGTCGCCATTGATGGCGACACAGTAAAGCGCTTCCCCGACGCTTATACGGAAGCCGCCTCCAAAATGAAATCAGAAGAGGTCGCTTAGTTATGTGGCCGATATTCCGACTCATTGAAAGCGCGAATGCCGGCGACGGCTTGCGTTTTGAAGTCATTGTCGTCAAGGCGGGCACATCGCTCAATAACAACAGCTACCCAGCCAATGTGTTGCGCGAAGCTGTGCCATTGTTTAACGGCGTACGGGTGATTGATAAGTCCGACCTGGATCACCTCCAGGGTAAGGGTAAAGCCGCGTCCAACATCATCGGGCGCCTGGTTGAAGCACGCTTTGACGAAGAGAAAAACGCGGTCGTCGCGATTTTCGAGGCGTTCGAATCGGCTCCCGTTGTGCAGCGGATTGCGGAGGCGGTCCGCAGAAAAATGGATGACGTGTTTGGCTTGTCGATTGATGCCAAAGCACAAACGCGGAACGTTGGCGGCGTGCGTGAGGTCATGCGGTTTAAGAAAGTTGATTCATTGGATTTAGTCGTCGACGCGGCTGCGGGCGGCTCTTTTGTGCGTTTGACCGAGGCGGTCGAGGAGAATGTAATGCGTAACAAGATGGTGGCCGCGCTCGTCGCGGCTGGTAAAAACAAAGCGGATGTAGAAGGCCTGGATGACGAGCGGCTGCTCGAAGCGTATGACGCGCTGCGCGATGCTGCTAAGAAAGGCGAGTCGGTGCGCGAAGCCGCTGGCGGCGCCACGCCGATCACCGAGGCGGATATCACGCGCTTGGTCGAGGCCCGCGCTGCACGCTCTTATGTGCGCACGGCCCTGGCTGTAGCGCAATTGCCGCAGCAGGCGAAAGACAAGTTGGCCAATCAACTCGAAGGGCTTACCAATCTCACTGAGGCGATTGTCGATACTGCGATTAAAGACGAACAGGTCTACCTGGGCCACTTCGTGGAAGCCGGCAAGATCAATCTGCCGCGCATTGAAGCGGGTAAGACGCACGGCGAAAAGGCCAAGGATGGCCTGGATGACTTCTTTACGGGCAAAGCCGATTCGATTCGCGAGGCCTATATCGAATTCACGGGTGACACCCATGTGACCGGGCGGCTTGAAAAGTGCAATTTGAGTCGTATGGCTGAGGCCATCGGCGCAGTGAGAGAGGCAGTATCGAGTGGCACGTTTGCGTCCGCGCTTGGTGATTCGATCACGCGTCAAATGCAAAATGCCTACTCCACAAACCCGCTGTTTGCTGATTGGGAGCACCTGTGCGACATCGTGCCAGTGCGCGATTTCCGCACCCAGGAGCGCATTCAGATCGGTGGTTACGGCAATCTGCCCACTGTCGCGCAAGACGGCGCCTACACGGCGTTGACTACGCCCGGCGAACACAAGGCTACCTATGCGCCAACCAAGCGCGGCGGTACTGAAACCATTTCACTCGAGGCCATTGCCAACGATGATGTCGGGCTTATCCGGCGCATTCCGTTGGAATTGGCAAACGCTGCGGGCATGACGTTGTATGACTTCGTCTACGGCTTCATGCTCGGCAATGGTGTGATTTATGACACGGTCGCGCTGTTTGCGGCTGGGCACAACAACATCGGCTCCGCTGCGCTTGCTAACGCGAGTTTTTCGGCGGCGCGCTTGGCGCTCAAAGCGCATATCAAACCAGGCACGGGTAAGCGTATTGGCCTGGTCGCGCGGCACTTGCATGTGCCACCAGAGCTGGAAGAGACCGCGTATGACATGTTCGTGCGTGGCTCTAACAACGACGAGTCGTTTGTGCAGAGCCGTAAGCCAATCGTGCACGTGGTCGAATCTGCCACCGATGCCAACAACTGGTATTTGACGGCCGATAAGAGTCAGATTGCATTGCTCGAAGTTGGCTTCTACGGCTCGCGCACGCCGGAGCTGTTCGTGCAGGACAATCCAACGCAGGGCAGCCTGTTTAGCAACGATCAGTTGAAATACAAAATCCGCCACATTTATGGCGGCTGCGTCAAAGACTATCGCGGCTTCTACGGCGCAATCGTAGCCTAATCATGGCACTGGCTGACTTCTACGGGCTTGTTGACGACCTGGTACGCGATAGCGACCAGGTCATTAGCCCCACCGCGCGGGATCGAGCGTTGGACGCTGCTGTGCAGCGCTTCAGCATTGATCGGCCGCGCGAACTCGTGGAAGACGTCACGTCTGCAGGTGGCGTCTTTTTGCCGTTACCTGGTGGCTGGCAGATTGGCGTGTCGAAGCTGCTGCTTCTTGAGGTCGATCCATCCAGCAATGTGCTGAACACCATCCCCGGCGCCCAATGCGCCATCTATAACCATCCGGTTGATCCGGCCAGAATTCGTTTACCCGATGGCTCCGCCCAAGTGGCTGGCGCCATCATTCGTTGCCGCTACACCGCTACTCACGCGCTCACTGAAGTGCTGGATACGATCCCCGCGAACGCCCGGCATGCTGTGTCGGCCTACGCGGCAAGCGTTTGTTGCGGTGAATTGGCTAGTCATTACGCTGCAGATTCGGATGCGACCATTCAGGCCGATTCGGTCGACCATCGCACAAAGAGCCAAACCTGGGCTGCGCGAGCGAGTGCGTTGCGCACCGAGTACAGCAAGTTGATCGGCATCGATAGCGCGCCACAGTTGGCTCCGATGTCGGGTGCGGTCAAATTCACCCAGCGCACGCGGTTTCCGCGTCAACGCCAGGGTCTGCTATGAATATTCAGATCGATGCCAGCCAATTCGCTCGTTTAGGTGTGGCTTTTGCTCGGGCACCGGATCTTGCTGCACAGCTGATCGGCGCGGCGATGGATGATGTCGTGCTATTGCTGCAGCGCGAAATTTCCGACGCTTCGCCAAGAGGTATCACCAGCGCCTTAAGTGGTGGCTGGTTCTCAAACGTCGTCAATCTAAGCGGCACGGTCGTGGGGTTCGTCGGTACATCGGTGGAGTATGCGGAGTCCGTTGAGCTCGGTACCAAGCCGCATTTCCCCCCTGTCGAGGCGCTGCAGGATTGGGTAGAAGGCAAGCTGGGGTTAAGCGGCTCCGAGGCGCGCACCGTCGCGTTTCTCATCGCCAGAAAGATTTCGAAAGTTGGTACCAAGCCTGCGCATATGGTGCGCGATACCTGGGCCAGGAACGCTGATTACATTGCGCGTCAAATCGGCGCAGCGATCCAGCAGCTGCTGAATCGATTGGAGCCAGCATGAGCGTGCGCGAATCTATTGTGGCCACGTTGCTTTCGGTGACGGACATCGGCGCCGTCAATACCTATCCGCGCTACGCGAAGCAACTGTCCGAAATGATGCTGCTCTATTGCAGTCCAGCTCATAAAAATCAGCTGCGCGGCTGGCACGTCAAACGCTTATCAATGCGTGAGTCCGGTGCGATCTATGAAAGCACGGTGCAGGCGGAGCGCTGGCTCATTGAGGGCTTTATGGCGCTTTCGGATGAAGCCGAGAGCGGCATTGTGTTTGACCAATTGATCGATGCGATACGCGACAAATTTCGCGGCGAGACGTTCGACAACACCGTACAGCTGACTGATCCGAGTGATGAGACGGCTTACATCCAAATTGAGCAGGTCGATGAAGTGATGTTTGCGGGGGTGCTTTGCCACCGCGCGCGACTAATCCTGCCCGTCATTCAAACAGTTTCACCCGGCGCCTAGGAGAGTTCATGCGCATTTTAAAAGACGTAGAAGGTAACGAAATCGGCCGGCAAATGTTGACGCAGCCGAACCCAGCTGGCGGTGGCGCGCGCAATGAAAACGGCGAGCTGTTTGGCGCGTCTGCTGCGCCTGCATCTGCGCCCGCACCTAACTCCGCGCCCGCTGCAAACACCGCTGAGCTATGGGCGCAAGCGGGCGTTGATGTGGCGCCAGAGGAGACTAACGCGGTGCCAGTTGAGGCCGAGCCGCCTCGTGGTGTTCAAGTGGATGTTGAGGAGGATCAATAATGGGACA